AGCTCGTCGGGGTTCCACTTGCTAGCGTCGTCGTCGCCGAGCATAGTTGTACCGCTTACGCTCCAGGTTTTAGCGCTGGTAACGTAGGTGCGGAATACCGCTACGTCCTTTGACGTGGTTTCGCGGGTTTCCGCGTTCATTTCGAAGCTGCACTCTGTTTCTTCGGCGAAAGCCTTATAAGTAGTACCGCCGTCAGCTGATAAAAATAGACGGACTTCGCCGCCGCTAATTGTAGCCATTTTAGTAATTGATTAGGAATGTAAAATCGGCGGCAAGTATTAACGCTTCGTCGTCTTCATTATAGAACATTTGTAGCCCTTCCATGTAGGCAAGGGTGAAAGTCGTTTCGGCTGCAACGCCTAAAGTTTCTGCCGCGCAATCCTCGCCTTCAATGCTACCGCTGTCGCTGTTGACGTAATCCACGTACATAGGAATTACGCGTGGGTAGTGCTGTAAGTTGTGGCGAATCTGCGAAAGTTGCGCCTGGGCTGTGTCCGCGTCGGCGTAGTGCATAAAAAGCGTAGCGGCTACGCGCTCGGCCTTGTACTGGTCTTTGGTTTCGCTAACCTCTAAACCGTTGACCTGCAATACGATAAAATCCATGGCTACGCCCTGGGGGGCTGCATAAGCGTAAACCGGCGTACTTGTCGACGCCTGGACCGCTTCGTGGATGTATTGTAAGTAGTTCAACGCAGGTGGTCTTTAATACGCTTCTGTACAAAGTTAGTAATTTTTTGCGCTGCCTTTTCGGGTATGCCGCTACCGTCTACCGCTTTGTCTATAAATCGTTTAGCTGGGAAATGGTTATCCTTACGGCCCATAAGCTGCCAGGGTGCGTAATATGCCCCTCTTTTGCGCTTTGAGCGTAGACCGACTACTACGTAAGCCTTTACCGTTCCTTTGTTTGCAAACGCTCCGATACTTTGGTAAAGGTTCATAAAAGAGCCTTTGTCGCTGCGCTTGGCTGTTTCGCCACTGCGCACCTTGTAACGAGCCTTCGCCTGGACGTCATTATAGGCTTCCTGCCGGGCTTTCTCTACTAGGGGCTGTGCTTCCTGCTTAAGTAGGTTTCGAAGCTCCCTAAAACGCAAATTTTCGGGAGTGCCCAAACTTTTAATGCGCTTCCGAAATTGGTCAAAATCTTCTACCCGTCCGCTTTCGCTCTTTAGATAGATTGTTTTACCGCGTGCCATTGTCGCGAAGACGCGTTTTGACAATAATAAAACGGCGGCGCCCTTCGGGCAGCACGCTAGTAATATCGTAATCCTCGCCGTTGTAGGTTAACTTCCACTTGGCCGCTACGCTGTTGGGAAATCGTAAACGCCACGTAACTACGCCGGCGCTTACCATTTGGTCGTATGGCATTGATTCGCTGCCTGCCTGGGGCAAAATGATACGCTCCGCGTAGTACGTACCCGCACTCGCCCAGGTCTTAATCACCTGGCCGCTGTTGTTTGGTACCGATGTCGGTTGGAACAGCTCTACGCGCAGGTCAAGCATTACGAAAAGTTTTGGCGGTAGCGGAACGCTAGGCGGTCAAAGAAACGATTTGTATTGTACGGCAAGTCGTCGCCGTAATCGTAACCGAATTTAACGCGCTGGTACAACGCGAGTTTGACGTCTGCTGGCGGGTTAGTGTCGCCGCATGTGTAAATGATTACCATACGGGCTGGCGTTTCGTCCAGGCTAATAACCGTATTGATGAAATCGTAGTCGTCGTAAAGGGCCAGCACTGTGCTAGTGCCTTCCTCGTCGTAAGCTGTTACGCTTGTGATAGCCGTAACGGGACCGAGGGGCAGCGCGTATGACGCTGCACCCTCCGTGTCCACTCTTACGGTTGTAGCACCTAAACGGTAGCCGGTGTAGCTGTTAAACTCTTCTACCGCTGCGCTGAAAAGCATAGTCAGTAGCGCATCGTCTGCGCTACCGTCTACGCGGCAAAAGCTCTTCAATTCGGTAAGGTTTACCGAAATCGGGGTATAACTGCTAACCGTTACCATTGTTTAGATAGTGATGTCTTTCGCCAAAGCGAATGAAGCGTTACGCAGGATGGCTACGTCCATGAAGCGCTCAAGGTAGATTTCTACGATAGATGACTTCATGTTGGTGTATGGGTCTACCATAAGGGTAGCACCGCCCCAAAATCCTACTTGTACGTCAGACCAGTTACCGAAGACCATACCGTACTCGTCGGGAGTAGCCGTGTAGTTAACTGGAGAAAGGGTAGTCGAAAGGATGTTATAACCGTTGGCAGTTTGAACTGGGTTCAGCATACCCTCAACGAGGAAGCGACCGCTACCTGCGTCAAGCTTGGTTTGCTTCAATTTAGCCAAAACAGCTGGGTGCGTAACGTAGGCAAGATTACCTTCGAGAGCGTCGGCGTTAGCCAAGGCTGATTCGAAAGCGATCAAGTCGGCGTAGTCGATTGCACCGATGGTGAGCTTTTGAGCGTCCAAAGCGGTGTACACACCGGTAGGCTGGTTGTTGGTTCCAGTTCCGTTAAGGATTACTGACTCCATGCCCTTGTTAAATGAGCGGTTCAGCTGGTTGATGATACGCTGCTCAATACCCTGGCTGTACTCTTGGCGGAGAAGCTGGTTTGACATTGCGGCAGTGATTACGGCACGCTTGGGGCTCATGTTTACGTTATCGAACGTGATATCCTGCGCGCTGTCGGTTCCGGTTTCTGTCTTCCAGTTAAGGTCGTAAGCTGCGGTTTGACGTGGGAACGATACGTTACCTACGAGGTTTTCAGCTACCGAAACTTGCTGCAAAAGCGGGGTGTTAGGGTACAAAAAGTCAACGTAACGGCCTGGCTGGGTGAATACCAAATCGCCACCCAGGTTTCCGGCAGTTCCGCCAGTTACTGATTGCGTACGCTTGGTGAACATTTCGGGAAGGTTGATAGCGTGCATGTCGCGAACGTCAACGCCAAGGCGACGCTTTTCGCTCATACCTTCCTGGTTAACTTCTGCTTCGATGCCGGTCAATTTGCCGTTGCGGGCTTCGTTGATGGCCTTGATAAGGTTGAATTTGGCGAGGTTGCGCTCTTCTGATTTAGAAAGCTGGCCCTGCACAGCCGATGCGTCAACAAAAGCGTTAGCGCGTACTTCGGCCTCTTTTTCGTGATTTTCCACGGGTTCGGGGTTTTGGTTAATTGTTTCGGGTTCTGCCGCTTGTGCAGCCTCTAACGACCGTAAAGCTACGGACGTCGTCGGGTTTGCACCGCGTGGCGTTAGTGAGATGTCGTACATTTCGCCAATGGCTTCAATGATACGAACGGGCTTTTCGCTGCGTACGTTCTCCCAGCGCTCTTTTTTAACGGTAAAAGCCCAGCTAGCCTGGTCCACGTCGCCGCGGCCTACTAGCGTGCGTACTTCGTTTCCGGTAGATGTGTCGGGCAAATCAAAACGGAACTTTAGGCCCTCTTCGTCTTGTTCGAGTAATAGGGTACCTTCGCCGTACTTTGAACGTGCTAGTACGCGGTCATAATCGTGATTATACAACGCGTGGACGTCGTAGCTGCGCAAGTCGCCCAGGGCGCCTGGTTCGATGCGCTCAATGAACGACCCCATGTCGTACTCGTTCCAGTTTAGGGCGTACCCTTCGACGGTATTATTCTCCGTCGCTGGAATCGGACGGGTCCGAATTTCCTTGTTCTCCATTTGGTTCTTCAGTTGTTGAACCCATATGCATGGGCTTGTTATACTCGTCGCCGCCTTCAATCGGTGCCATACCTTCCATGCGGCGGATTTCGTTTGCGCTGATTGCGCCGATGTTCCAGTAACTGACGTTCCGGGCTACTTCGGTTTGGATGTCGCCGCGCATAAGCGCCTTTAGGTCGATTTGAAATTTACGGTTACCCGCTAGCAATTTGTTGCTAAACTCCATTTCGATTACTTCGACCAGCGGGCGGATGCAGTCGCTAACAAACTGGGCATTTTGTGCCTCAATGCTGTTGGCGTAGCCTGCGCCTTCCATGTGGCCAATTTTGTGGGGCGGAACGGAAAACAGTCGGCAAATCTCCTCAACACTAAACTTCAGCGACTCAATAAGCTGCGACTCTTGAAAGTTCGCGGCTACGGGTTTATACTCTGCACCCTCGGTAAGTACAGCCGTCCGCCCCTTATATTCTTTGTTCAGCTCGTCAAACTGGCGGCCGATAGCCTTAACGCGGTCCGCGTCGCGGATGGTACCCTGGAGCTGGAGTATACCTTTAGGCATACCACCGTTACCGTAAAAGCCACCCATGTGGGCAGTTGCGGCCATTGAACTACCGATGATTTCCTTTGCGTAAACGATCGGGCTAATTCCGTTGATACCGTCGAAAGACCAGTATTT